ATTAAGCCACAAAGACAAAATCCGGCTCCAACAACTTCAACATCTCAACAGACTCCAACCACCCCGGAGACTCAAAGCGAATCCGGATCAGTTTCTAGTTCTAAAAAAGAAATCCTTGGAGAGCCAGACTTAAACCCAGATCGTGATGAAGAAGACGAAGGTAAAGATGAGACAAGTTTGTCATCTGCTGTTTCTGGACCAATGTTACCACTCGGTACCGCGGCATCATATCCTGATAAACCTACAAAAAAATCAAAAGATCCAGCATCCGTTACTGGTCGTGCATTCGGAAATGCAAAGCCAATAAAAAAATAAAAAAACTGAACATTTGACATATTTGGTTATTATTAAATAGTGATACTTTATCACACACTATATATTTGCACATTTAAATATTTGGAGGAAAAAATGGCAATTGATCTCGACGCAATTAGGCGTAAACTAAATCAACTTTCTGGAAACAATTCAAAGCGAAATAGCTTTTGGCGCCCAACTGAGGGTGAAGAAGCAACAGTTCGTCTTATGGCTTTTAACGATAATGATGGCCAACCATTTAAGGAGCGCTGGTTCTATTATAACATTGGTACCAATCCCGGTCTTCTTGCACCCCATCAGTTTGGAAATCCAGATCCTATTCAAGATCTTATTAATGAGCTTCGCTCAGATCCAAACAATAAGGGTTCATATGAAATGGCCAAGAAGCTTTACCCAAAGATGCGTGTTTATGCACCGGTAATCGTTAGGGGTGAAGAGGATAAAGGCGTACGTCTTTGGGCATTTGGTAAAATGGTATATCAATCACTTCTCAACATTATGCTTGATGAAGATTATGGTGACATTACAGATCCCCTCGAAGGCCGTGACGTAAAGGTTATATGTACAAAGGCACCAGGTCGTCAATGGGCAACAACTGAAGTTCGTCCCAGAGGTAAGCAAACCAAGCTTTCACCTCAATCAAAACAGGCAAAGCAGTGGTTGACTGAAATTCCAGACCTTGATGGTATGTACACATGTAAGAGTCATAGCGAATTGGAGAATATCATTAACGCGTGGATTAATGGTGACGAAGATTCTAGTGACGATACTTCTTCGGAAACATCCCGTGGAAACGTAAATAAAAAGGACGTAACTTCTGCTGTCTCTACAAAGGAATCGTATGACAATATTGATGATGCCTTTGCTGATTTGGCTGCAGAATTTGATACTTGATACTATAATATCATAATTATAATTTGGAGGCCGTATATTTTATATGCGGCCTCTTTTTTTTGTACAAGATCTATAAATTGTCTAAGATTAGAATAAGTTTATGAGGGAAACAGTAGATGACAAAAAAGAAGAAAGAAAAGAAGGGCGACGATTTTACAAATGAATTAATAACACAACTCAATAAGGAACAAGGTTCAAGAGTTGCTTATAATTTATCTTGTGATACGTCACCAACACATGTAAAACGTTGGGTAAGCACAGGATCAATATTACTTGACTATATTTGTTCAAATAGACGAGATGGCGGATTGCCAGAAGGTCGTATTGTAGAGATATTTGGTCCACCATCAATTGGGAAATCACATATCGCCACACAAATTGCTGCTTCTACACAGAAGATGGGTGGTATTGTGGTTTATATTGATACTGAAAATGCAACATCAGTCGAGAACTTGGCCATGTTAGGAGTAAACGTCTCACGACGTTTTGTTTATGTTGATACACATTGTACAGAAGAGGTTTTTCAAATTGCTGAGTCGACAATTTTAAAGGCAAAGAGTCTTAATAAGGACGTCCCAATTACAATAATTTGGGATTCAGTTGCCGCTTCATCTCCTAAGGCCGAATTAGAAGGTGATTATGATAAAAATTCTATTGGCCTAAACGCGCGCGCAATTTCAAAAGGTATGAGAAAAATTACTGGTGTTATTGGTCAAACAAACGCATTACTGGTCTGTTTAAATCAAACTCGTACAAAAATTGGTGTTATGTTTGGAGATCCAACTACAACAAGTGGCGGCGCCGCCATTCCATTCCATTCGTCTGTTAGACTCAAGCTTGGTGCAGGACAACAAATTAAGGAAGGCGATGATGTTATAGGCATCAATGTATCTGCCAAGACGATTAAAAATAAGGTTGCTGCACCATTTAGAACAGTTAGATTTCAGATTCATTTTGGTGTTGGTATTAAGGAACATGAAGAAATATTTGACATTTTACGTAAACACGGCCCTGAGACTATTGGCAAAAACGAAGTTGAAGTATCTGGAACTGGTGCTTGGAAAACGTTAACGGTGACTGATATTAAGACTGGTGAAATTAAGATTGAGAAGAAATTTCATAAAGGTTCATTTGATGAAGTTTTATTAGATCCTGAATTTTCATCATATACTGACGATTTAATTGAAAAAGCAATGGTTAAAATACTTAACAGTGATTCAGAAATCGATTTTGATTCAGAATCATATTCCGAAGTTTCTGCCCTTGCGGATGATCTAGAATTTCAAGAGGGTCTTGATTTAGGGTGACAGACTATTTAATAATTGATGGCATGAATGTTTTCATGCGTCACTTTGCAGCAAATCCTGCAATTAGTGAGAATGGTGAAAGTATTGGTGGTGTAGTTGGGTTTTTAAGAGGTTTAAAAAATTTAATCAATGGATTATATCCAAAAGAGGTAGTAATAATTTGGGAAGGTGGCGGCAGTCCAAGACGTCGTGCAATAGATCCTAACTACAAAAGCTCTAGACGTCCAGTGAAATTAAACAGATTTTACGAAGAGCTTCCAACTACAACAAGTGGTAGAAATCAACAAATTAATATGCTTATTCAATTATTACGCTTTGGCCCAATTAAACAATTATATATTTCTGATTGTGAAGCCGATGATGTAATTGGGTATTTGGCAAATTTTGAATTACGTAATAAGAAAATAGTAATAGCATCATCAGATCATGATTACTATCAACTTGTTAATGACAATATAACAATTTGGTCACCTGGACAGAAAAAAATTATTACACAAAAAGATATTTTTGAAAAGTTTAATATACACCCAGAAAATTTTTGTGCTGCAAGATGTTTTTGTGGTGACAAGTCAGATGGTGTCCCAGGTGCTTCAGGAGTGGGATTTAAGAGTATTACAAAGCGCTTTAATTTTCTATCAACAAATGAAAATTCAACAGTCGATGATATAATTACATTTGCTAAGCAACAAGCGTTACGGTCGAAATTGAAAATATATAAAAGTGTTATCGATCATGCCGCTCGAGCTAAAATAAATTGGAAGCTTATGTACCTTGGAACAAACAATTTATCTGCGTCACAAATTAGAAAAATTGAATTTCAAATTGAACAATCTCCACCATCTTCAAAAAAGCTCGATTTTATGCGAGCACTAAAAAGATATCAAATAAACAATTTTGATGTAAATTCGTACTTTATGGCACTAAATTTTATTAACAACAAATAGGAAGCACAAAATATGTCAGCAGATATAGTAACAGTTATACCCATCCCAAAATCTGGAATTGCGCATTTTCAGACTTATGGCAAACATTTTCAAGAAAAAATTCTTCAAGGTCTCTTAACAGATCATTCGTGGGCGTCTCAGATGCTTGAAGTTATGTTGCCTGACTTTTTCGAATTGCGCTATTTAACGTATTTGAGCGAGAAATATTTCGCCTATTTTGCAAAATATCGTACATTTCCAACTCAAAATTTACTAATTTCAATAATTCGTGAGGATTTATTGAATGATCATGATGTTTTATTAAAGGAACAAATAATTGATTATCTGCAGCGCATGAAGATGGCTCCGGATCTTGGTGATATTCAATTCGTTAAGGATCGAGCACTTGATTTTTGTAAGCGTCAAGCATTTAAAGAGGCCCTAGAAGAAGCTGTTGAATTAATAAATGATGACAAATATGAATCAGTAATTGGTTTAATGAAGGGAGCTGTTAGTGTTGGTATGCCAAATACTGTTGGCCACGATTTTTTCGCTGATGCTGAGGCTAGATTTGTTAAGACAAACCGGGTCACTGTTCCAACTGGCTTATCTAGATTGGATGCTCATGATATTTTACGTGGCGGTTTAGGTAAAGGCGAAATTGGTGTTATTACTGCAAACACCGGTGTTGGCAAAAGCCACTTTCTAATTCAAGTCGGCGCCGCAGCAATGTTGGCTGGAAAAAATGTTGTTCATTATACGCTTGAGCTGTCCGAGGAGGCCGTTGGTCTTAGATACGATAGCAATTTGGCAAATATACCAAGTAATGAAGTACAAGATCGGAAAGAAGAAGTATTAAGCAAATATGAAGATCTTGAAATGGGTGGTTTAATAATTAAAGAATATCCAACTGGTGGCGCAAGTATTCTAACCATTAGAAATCATCTCGACAAGCTTTTACTTCGTGATTTTAAACCACACGTGATTATAATTGATTACGCAGATATTATGCGTTCCACTAGACAATTTGATTCTTTACGCCATGAGTTAAAATTGGTTTATGAAGAATTAAGAAATCTTGCTATGGAACTTAAAATTCCAGTCTGGACAGCAAGTCAAGCAAATAGAGATTCAGCAAATTCTGACATTGTTGGACTTGAAAATATGGCTGAAGCATATGGGAAAGCAATGGTAGCCGACGTCGTATTATCAATTTCTAGAAAACCTACTGAGAAAGCATTAGGTACTGGGCGTCTATTTGTTGCAAAAAATAGAGCCGGTAGAGATGGTTTGCTTTTTCCTATTAACATTGATACAGCCAGGTCTAAATTTACCATACTCGACGAAAGTTCGCTAACATTAAACGAAGCAATTCAACAAGATGAAAGTGATATGAAGAATACACTTCGTGAGAAGTGGCAAAAAATGAAGGACAATAAGTAGTGAAATATATTGAAAAAGATGTTTTTGAGAAATCTCTAGAATATTTTGGTGGTGATAATTTAGCCGCATCAGTATTTTCAACTAAATATGCTCTTACCGACAAAGAAGGGAACCTTCACGAGGGAACACCTGATGATATGCATCATAGAATGGCCAGGGAATTTGCAAGAATTGAAGCAAACTATCCAAACCCATTAACAGAAGCTGAGATTTATAATCTATTCTCATCATGGGAGGTAGTACCACAAGGCTCACCTATGTCAGGGGTTGGAAACCCATACCAGGTTCAATCACTTTCTAATTGCTTTGTAATTGATAGTCCAGAAGATAGCTACGCTGGTATTCTACACACAGATCAACAGCAGGTTCAAATCTTGAAACGCCGAGGTGGCGTAGGGTTTGATATCTCTAATATACGCCCAAAAGGACTTGCTACATCAAACGCAGCACGTACAACAGATGGCCTTGGTATCTTTATGGAACGCTTCTCTAATTCTACAAGAGAGGTTGCGCAAGGCGGTCGCCGTGGTGCCTT